AATGGCTGTTTCAGGTTCAAATGATTTTGAGCTTGACGTAGCGGATTACGTTGAGGAGGCTTATGAGCGTTGTGGCTTAGAAGTTCGTACAGGGTATGATCTTAGAACAGCCACACGCTCATTGAATTTACTGTTAGCAGATTGGGCTAATAGGGGATTAAATCGTTGGACTATGCAGCAAACATCACAAGCGATAACCGCTGGAACTTCTAATTATAATCTTGGTATTGATACTATTGATATTTTGAGTGCTGTTATAAGAACAGGTAGTGGAACAACTCAAACAGATATATCATTAAGTAGAATCAGTAGAGATGCTTACTTGAGTATCACAAATAAAAATAGCACAGGTAAACCCACGCAGTTTTACGTAGATAGACAGATAAACCCTGTCGTTAAACTTTGGCCTACACCAGATAGTGTGGAAACATACACTCTTATTTTTGATAGATTAGTAAGAATGGATGACGCTGACGCAGCGACCAATACATTAGATGTTCCGTTTAGGTTTTATCCATGTTTAGCTGCTGGGTTAGCTTACTACATAGCTCTAAAAAGAGCACCTGAAAGAGTTCAGATTTTAAAAGCTGTATATGAAGAAGAATTTGAGAGAGCTGCTTCTGAGGATAGAGATAGAGCTACTTTAAGTTTAACACCTAGTAGAGATTACTACACGTTTATATCATGAGATATGCTTCTGGTAAAAGGTCACTAGCGATATGTGATAGGTGTGGTCAACGATATCGTTATTTAAAATTACGAAAAGAGTGGACAGGTTTAAAAACTTGTCCTGATTGTTTTGAACCAAAACACCCACAATTAGAACCAAGTAAAGTTCCTTTTGAACCACAAGTGTTATTTGAACCTCGGATTGATGTGCCAGAGACAACTAGCTTAGTTATAACTTTCCCAGTTTTAAATAATGATAATTTTAAATTACAGCCACAACTCAACGCAGCCGTTGGTTCTGTAGGAACAGTTTCATTTAGTGGCGATGTCAGCACCCCTACCACACCTATTGTGACGGGTGCGTCTGCAACTGGTTCTATAGGAACGGTAACAGCCTCTGGAACAGGTGTTACAATAGCTGCTACTTATACTGTTACAGTCGTTAGCACAGGCTACGGTAATAAGTATGCTATTAATGGTTCACAACAAGCCACAGTCACATTATCAGAGGGTAGCACGTATAGGTTTGACCAATCTGATAGTAGTAACTCAGGGCATCCGTTAAGGTTTAGCACGACATCTAATGGCACACATGGGGGTGGTTCGGAGTATACCACAGGAGTTTCTACAAGTGGTACACCAGGATCATCTGGAGCATATACTCAAATCACAGTTGCCGTTGGTGCGCCAACATTGTATTACTATTGTACAAATCATAGCGGCATGGGTGGACAGGCGAATACACCATGAGTTTTACATATACGCAATTGAAAACAGCTATTAAAGATTTTACGGAAAATACTGAAAGTTCTTTCGTAGCACATTTGTCAGACTTTATTAAAGCGGCAGAGCAAAGAATATTCACAACTGTAGATTTAGAGTTTTTCCGTAAAAATGCTACAGGCACACTTACATCTGGCAATCAGTTTTTACAAATGCCAACTGATTTTTTAGCAGCTTTTAGTTTAGATATAACAAGCAGTGGCTCTAAAATATTCCTTATGCAAAAAGATGTGAATTTTTTACAAGAGGCGTATCCAGATAATACTGTAACCGGAACACCAAAATACTATGCTGTTTATGATTATCAAAATTTTATATTAGCACCTGTACCGAATACTAATTTTAGTAGTGAACTGCATTATTATCATAGACCAGATAGTTTAACGGTCAGCAAATTTAATCTTACTTTGAGCAGTGTGAGTGGTACTTTTCAAGCAGAAACAATTACAGGTGGTACAAGTGGCGCAACAACGACTGTTACAGATGTTAGTAATACCCCTACATTAGAGGTTATAATACCTAGCACTGATTTTTCTGTTGGAGAAACAGTTACAGGTGCTACAAGTGGTGCGACTGGAACGGTGGTTTCTACAAGTGCAGATAATACTTTAACTTATCTAAGTGAAAACGCTCCTAATAGCATGTTATATGGTAGTCTAATGGAAGCATACACCTTCATGAAAGGTGAAAAAGATGTAATGGATTTATATAATGGTAGATTCATAGAGTCTTTAGGTAGGATAAAAGATCTTGCTGAGGCAAGAGAAAACACAGATGCTTACAGAACAGGATTACCGAGCAGAGCTAGAACATGAAAATTGCTATTGTAGGGCTTGGCGGCAGCTATGCTGACTACATTGCAGCAAGAGTTGCTTCACAACAGTTTGACGAGGTCTGGGGTATTAACTGCATTGGGGGAATCATTCATGTTGATAAAACATTTATGATGGATCCTGTATCAAGGTTTTTAGATACAGATAATGCTGGCACTCAGACGGGGGTAGCTCGTCAATTTTTAAAAGAAAATAAAAAACCCATTATAACTTGTCAATTAGATAAACGAGTTAAACACCTAGAATTATTTCCACTTAAAGAAGTGGCTACAGAGTTAGGTTATTGTTATTTTAATAACACAGTAGCTTATGCTGTTGCGTATGCTATATGGTCAAAAGTCAAACAAATAAACCTTTATGGTATTGATTATACTTACAAAAATGTAAGCATGGCTGAATCTGGCAGAGCATGTGTAGAATTTTGGTGTGCCATAGCTGCTACTAAGGGTATCAAATTAGAAGTAGCTCATCGCTCTAGTTTATTAGATACAAATGTGCCAGATAATGAAAAGCTATACGGATATCATAGATTAGATGATCCTTTAGTGCAAACAGTTCACGAAGGTAGCCTTATGATAGTAAAACAATCGGAGTTTGAGCCACCTGAACCTATTGAAAATGAGCCTATTATTTTCGGGAGACATGATAATGTTTGATTTAAATGTAGCTTCTGTGGGTGCAGTAAGTGTTGTGACAAGTGACAAAGGTGGTTTATCTAACGATCAGATAGCTGATATGTTAGCAAATAAGTTAATTTATATTTCAGAAGATGCACCCGAACCTATACGCTTACAAGCAGAGGCTTTTAAAGATAGAGTGCGTAATCTAGCACAATATTATATAGAGTTGGCGAGAAAAGAAGAACGTGCTACTATTTGTGATAAAGTTCGTGACGCTGGGCAGGAACAGTTGGCTCAAGCTATTGGGAGACTATAATGGCAATCGCACAAGCAATGTGTACAGCATTCAAACAAGAGTTGATGTTGGGTACACACAATTTCGCAACAAATGGTAATGCTTTTAAATTAGCTCTTTATGCTGAAAGTAGTGGTGGTAAATCAAGTACTACTGCCACTTTGGGAGCAGCAACCACCGCGTTTACTACAACAGGTGAGGTTGCCTCTAGTGGTACATACGCAACAGGTGGAGGCACACTTACTAAAGTTGCGCCAACTACATCTGGCACTACAGCATTTACTGATTTTGCGGATCTTAGTTTTACAACGGCAACTATTACAGCGATGGGTGCTTTGATTTATAATAGCACTAATAGTAATAAAGCGGTGGCTGTATTAGATTTTACATCAAATAAAACATCTACATCAGGCACGTTTACTATTCAGTTCCCAACAGCCGACCTTAATAATGCTATTATTCGTATAGCATAATGGAGTAAACCAGTGAGCAGCATAGCGGGATGGGGTAGAGGCACTTGGGGTCAAGGTGCTTGGAACCAAAGCCTTCCAGTTGTTGTCACGGGTGTTTCAGCTACAGGTTCCGCTGGATCAGTAACTTCAGCAGGGTCAATGCTTCATGTGCCTACAGGAGCAGCAGCTACCGGAGCTGTAGGTAATCCGACTATAAAATGTTCAGCATTATTCTCTGTTACAGGTGTGGCAGGGACTTCAGCTCTTGGTGAAGAACAGACTAATGCTGGGGCAAGAGTAATAGGTGTTGGTGCTGTAGCCACCGCAAGTTTAGGTGAAGAGGGTGTAACTGGTACATCTTTACTATCTCTTACAGGGGTTGCAGGAACATCGGAGTTAAGCACAGGAACAGTTACTTTCCCATTATCTGTTGGAGCATCACCAGCAGGGGTTGCAGGAACTGGAAATATTGGTATAGTTCAAATCTACACAGCTATCGTTCCGAGCCAGACTCCAAATTGGACAGCGGTATCAGGTACGACAACTGCCTGGACGGATACAACTCCGTCACAGACTCCAAATTGGAATGAGATAGCGGCTTAGAGGAACATCAATGGCAAGTTCGTTTAGTACAAATTTAGGTATAGAAAAGCCAGCTACAGGGGAATTATCTGGTAGTTGGGGTGATGTAACTAATTTTAATTTTGATATATTTGATAGAGTTATAGGCGCATCAGATCTTACAGCGTCAGATCTCACCACAGACCTTACTATACGAGCGGCATCACCTACCTCTGGTCAGAGCAATGTTCAGACAGGTATGTTTGCGGTAATCAATTTAAAAGATAGCGGTTCTGATTTAGGCGGCACAAATGTTGTAACTATCGCGCCAAATACAGCGAGTAAGTTTTTTATAATTCAAAATTCTTTGTCTGGTAGTAGAGCAGCTACTATACAACAAGGCTCAGGAGCTACAGTGAGTATACCTAATGGAAATACAGATATTGTATTTTGTGACGGTGCTGGGTCTGGTGCTGCTGTAACGGGGGTAGGGGCTTCTATAAACCTCGCAAATAATAGTGAAGTAGCTGGTCAGGCTACTGCTTTAGCCATAGCTTTAGGATA